ACAAGTTTGGAAGTTAGATTGCAATTCTGATTATGTGTGGGTTGTTGACGAAAGTATTGAAACATATAGTTCATTTCCTTGGTTCTTTAAACCAAAAGCTGAGGATGAAGTTCGTATACATGCGTTTCCTTATGTATTTGAAAATAGCCGAAAAGTCAAAGACTGGAATAGAGTTAGATTAGTTCCGACTAAAAAAGGTGAATATACTGTAAATCAACATGCTTATATTTGCGGACACTATGATCCTTACAAAGGAAAAGACAAGTTTGATATTTTTTACATTGGCGAAGATACAAAAGTTTTAAAGAATCTTGAAACTAGAGGGTTTGATGTACAGGTAGTTGACTCCATAAACACAGCTAAACAAAATAGTTTTACTGATATGTTTTGGATAGTGTACGATGATACTGAAGTAAGAGATACATTTAAGTTTAGCTACAAGCCAGACGAGTGGAGTTTTAATATTCCACATGTGTTTGGCAATGGCGATATAGATACACTAGATGGCATTGTACTTTGTCCAAAATCCTGCGAGCTAACAGACAAAGAAATAAAACATAGATTTTTTATTAATAAAAAAGAAGTAAGAATTTTAGCAAGTAATCCACGATGCTATGATAAGTTTGTTATTAACAACTATGAAGATTACAAGTACGCAGTTGAAGTTTCGACAACTGATATGTTCTGGGGATATTCAGACAACATTGTTATTGACGGAAAGTTTGAGTTTGATTATTATATTAGTCATCATAGTAGTGAAAAAAAATCTAATCATGCTTGGCTAAACGGAAACAAGTACGATGGTGTATTTTTGTTTAGTAAGCAAGCATTGGTAAGCAAAGAAGAAATAGAACACAAAGAACTAAAACATAAAATTGACCATGACATTATAGCAAGTGGTCCAAAAGATTATGAAAAGTTTATAGTTGAAAACTATGAGCAATACAAGAGTGCATTTCATAGTTGCGGCAGTGATATGATGTGGTTAATACCAAATGATGTAGAGCCGTTGAGTGATTTTGAATGGGATAGTTATTTCCACAATCAAGATACATTTGATCGTTCAACCAATCACGTATTTTTAAATGGTGTCGATTACGATGGCATTGCATTATTAAATACCATAGATCTTATATCTGAAAAAGAGTTTGACCATAGATTCTATGTTAATAAAAAAGAACACAATGTTATAGCAAGTAATCCAAAAAAATATAAAAAGTTTACAATAAACAACTATGATGATTATGCAACTGCATTATACAACTCCGAAACTGAAATGTTTTGGGGTGTGCCAGACGATGTTGATGTAAACAAAGATTTTGATTTTAGTTTATACTTTAGTCATCAAAATACATTTGATAGAAATATCAATCACGTATTTTTAAATGGCGACAACTATGATGGTATTGTATTATATAGTAAAAACGTATTAGTAAGTGAAAAAGAAATAGAACATCGCTTTCTTATAAAGAAGAAAGAATACGAAGTTGTAGCAAGTACTCCAAAACAATATCCAACTTATACTGTAAATGATTATCAAGATTATTTAGAAGCAAAAGAAAATTGTAATACAGATATGTTTTGGATTGTAAATGATTCGTTTTTACCTAATGATGATTTTGACTGGAGTTTTTATATCAGTCATCACAATCAATACGAAAGAAAAATAAATCACGTTTGGAAAAATGGAGACTTTTATGACGGCATTGCACTGGTTAGTAAACAGCTAAACATTAGTCAGCGAGAGATTGATTATAGATTCTTTGTTGCCAAAAAAGAATATGACGAAGTTGGTAGTATGCCAAAGCCGTATGATATTGTGTTTATTAGTAATGGCGAACCAAATGCTGACGACAACTACTATGAACTAAAAGAAAAGTATCCAAGAGCGAAACGAGTAATGGATATCAAAGGAATACATGCAGCTCATAAACGTGCTGCTGAGTTAGTCGAAACAGAAATGTTTTGGGTTGTAGACGGCGATGCTGAAATCATAGATGATTTTGAATTTGATTATTATGTGCCTGCATATGATATTGACGGCAAGGATACTGTGCATGTATGGAGAAGTCACAACCCAGTGAACGGCCTAGTGTATGGATATGGCGGCGTTAAACTTCTGCCCACTCGATTAACAAGAAACCTTGACGAAACTACAACTGATATGACTACTAGTATTAGTGATAAGTTTAAAGGTGTAGATAAAATGAGTAATACAACAGCATTTAACACAGATGCATTTAGTGCATGGCGTAGCGGATTTAGAGAATGTTGTAAACTTGCTAGTCGTACTATTGCTCGACAAAAGGATGACGAAACTGATTTTAGATTAGATGCATGGTGTACACGTGGTGAAGATAAACCTTTTGGAAAAGCAGCAATAGCCGGAGCAATAGCAGGTAAAGCATTTGGCGAAGCAAATGCTGACAGTCCAAACGAACTAGTAAAAATCAATGATTTTGAATGGCTTAAGAATCAGTTTGAGATATTATATCTACCAACCGTATAACTGTATCTAGTTTCTTTTGATTGGTTTTACTTCTTAGTGTATTACTTAACCCATGGTGTAAAGGTTTTGGCCATTTTCCAAATGTTACCCAGGCGTAGCCATCGTGCTCATTATTTAATTCTGGAATAAATTCATTATCAACTACACAAAGATATGTGTGAAAACTAAAATGATTATCGCTGCTTATAAATGTTTCTAAAGGTATTGTTTTTTTAATATTTGGAAGATTGCCTATTTCTTCAGTTATTTCTCTTTGCAATCCTTCCCAAGGTGTTTCAATGCCTTCGTTTGTTCCACCAACTAATCCCCAAAGGTTTTTTGTTTTTCCTTTGGTGCGATGTAAAAAAAGAAATCGTTTTGTTTTAAGGCTATAAAATAAAGCACCACTGCAAATTATCTTGTTCATACAACTACTTATTTTAAAGTGTAATAGTCCAAGTTCCTCGTGGATAATAACCATCAACTGCACTTTGCCAATAATATCCGTTCCAATAAAACTGCTGCCCAGTAGTTACATTAGTAACGTATGTAGTTTCATTGTCATTGCTAGAGTTCCAAATAGTAACCCATTTAGATCCATCCCATTCGACTATATCATTTGCATCAGCTGAAAAGTCTGTATTATCTGCATTTTTCCAAGCATCAGGACCTTTTTCGTTTAGATTGAGTACATACGAGATATTGTCGTCGATACTGTATGCTGTAGTTAGATTTATAACAAACTTATCATCAATGTTTGACTTTGTTGCTGCTACTGGTGTTCCGTTTACAAATACTTCAAAACTTGTAACACGTTCATCTCCTGCTCTATCGGCCAACTCGCTAGTAGTAATAGTAAAGTCTATATCGGTATCTATTCTATTACTACTGGTAGTAGCTTTAAAACTACGTTCAACTTTATAACCTATTGGTCCTAATAATAATAATCTAACACCAGGTGTTTTTACTGTTTGAGGATTATAAGTTATAGGATTAATAATATAATCAATAGTTCCATCCGTCTTAGATGGTCCTGTTATGATAGTGTTAGCCGGCAATGTGTCCTCGTCCCAATCGATAATCATTGTATGAGTATCATTGCTTGGGATATTAAACGTTCCAATTATTTCACCACTAAGTTCTGCTCTGCGCAATCTTATTTGACTTATGTTAGGTTGATATTTTGACGGCAGCTCTGCTTCTATAATATTTAACCAACTAATATCGCCTACTCGAAGTTTTTTATTTTTAGCTAGTTTGGCTTCGTCGTCATTAATTATAAGATCAAAATCTCTATAACTTACAACTATTGGATTGCTTAAATCTAATCCTGTATTACTTACACTTGAGGTAGATGTAATACCAACATTTCCTGCATTAACAACAGTACCATCTGGTAATACAGTAACACCACTTGCAACACCCTGATCCGATGTAGTAGGAGGATTAAACCCTTCTAAACTAATAGTGCCAGCATCTTGACTGTAAACACCTGTGATAATATCTGTTATAATGCCTAGTTTTTTAACTTTACTAGGTGGCGAAATGTATATTGGTGCTGTAAATCCTAGTGTAGCAACATCAATGTCATCTTGCGTTCCTACAGGAATAGTTCTACTACTAAAGTTAATATCTTCTAAATACAATGCACTTAAACTAGTCCAATCTACATAGTTGTCAGATGTTTGAAACTCTAAGTCTGGATTAAATAACATAAAAATTTGTTCAAGTATTTGTAGTTTTTGATCAGTACTAGTTGACCATACGTCAACATTAACACTCAGTGTGTAAGGAGTTGGATGCAATCGTTCGACTGTATATCCCTTGGCTTGTTGTGCTATATAACTACTAGTGTTTTCATCAAACTGTTTTTCTCTAAGATTGATTTTACTAACATAACTACTATCACTCAATCGCGATCTGTCCATTTGTAAACTAGTAATATACACACCCATTCGAGGAGCACTTGGTAGTTTGTTATCACTGTTTTCTCTAATAATACTACCAACTTGTCTTGTAATATCTCCGTACAATACCGGAACTACTTTGATATCACCGTCGCCGTCACGATAGCTAAAGTTACTAAATGCTCTTACAATCTGTGTAATATATCTACGTATTTGTCCATCATAAAAGTATTGCATTAGTCACCTGCCTTTGCTCTAAGAGCTTTACTAAGAGCCTGTCGTTCGACAACTTCTTCTCCGCTGATAGTATTTACAGTTAGATTGTTTATAAATGTGCCTTTTAGAGTATCGCGACCACTTGTTTGTGTGAGTGTGGTTCTTACTGCATCTTCTATTTTGCGCCAGCTATTTCCGTCATATCTAAACAATCTATTAGGAGATAAATCAATTCTTAAAAAATAGTCTCCATTTTCAGGTGCACCCGGAAACCCAATACCTTGTCCGTATGGTGCTCCATTTGGAGGAATACCATCGCCAACTAAATATCCTTGATATCCATTTCCATCAGGTGTAACAAAAACAGTGTCAGCTGTTATCTGATCATCAGCTAATAAACTGTCATAGTCAGTACTTACAATTTCAATTTCGCCTGAATCGGACAGTTGTAGTGTGTAGAACTGTATAGTAGAATATCCACTAAGAGGAACATCAACTTCTGCTTGCGCTATAACAGCTTCATTTATTTGCATTTCTTTTTCGTAAGTACTAAGTACATCTCTAAGCGTATTTGCACTACCTTCTTCTGCTGGAAGATCTAGTATGTCTTTGTATTCTTGCGAATCTAGTATTTGTTTTGCACGTAATCTATACAAGTGCGGATACCAAGTTTGACTAAATCCTTCTGCTGCTCTAGTAACTTCGTCTATTACATAAAATCGTTTTAGTGCAATGTTGTAATCATTTGCAGCATATTCATCTTTCATATGCGGCAGTTCTATTACATCACCTGGCATTATTTTTCTACCTAGTGTTTTTACACTACTATTAATATGTATAGTCATAAACAATGTATCGTTTTGTAAAAACAATCCAAACTGACTCAAATCAAAGTCTTGATCTTGTAAGTTGTAATGACCTCTGATTGTGTATATATCAGCATCATACTTTCTGTCTCTGTTTTCAAGAAATAATAAATCTTGTATGTTTGTTTCTTTTACAACATCATATACAGGCTGTTCAACTGTTGCATCATCTGCCAATGTGGTCTTTGGACCGAGATACTTGTGAATATTAAAATCAGTCCCTCCAACGGTAAACTGTTCGTAGACAATACCATCTAGGAAGGAATAATCTTTTGTTTTCTCGGGTCTGTATAAACTAAGTCTTGGCATATGTATATTTAGCATAAATACTAGTGGAGACAAACTATGGCTGAACTTACAACACAGAAACAAGAAGTATTTGATTACGTAAATGCCTTTCTAGGCGGCGGAATGGTAGATGTAGAACTAGATCCTATACACTACGAAACTGCACTAGGAAAAGCAACTGCACGATATAGACAACGCAGTGAAAACAGTGTTGAAGAAAGTTATATTACTCTTGCACTAACCGAAGATGTAAATGCATATACACTACCCAATGAAATAATTGAAGTACGTAAAGTTCATAGACGTAGTGTAGGAAGTAGACTTGGCGGCAACAGCGGCGGAACAACATTTGAACCGTTTAACCTTGCTTATACAAACACATACTTGTTGGCAGGTAGTGGCATAGGCGGACTTGCTACATACGATTTCTTTGCTCAACAACAAGAACTAGTAGGAAGAATGTTTGGTAGTTTTATCGAATTTGTTTGGAACACTAGTACAAAAAAACTAACTATATTAACAAGACCAAGAGCTGAGGAAGAAGTATTGCTGTATTGTTATAATCATAGACCTGACTTTGAGTTGTACAAAGACTACAAAGCATTTCAATGGATTAAGGAATATACTCTTGCTAACTGTAAATATATGTTAGGTGAAGCACGTAGTAAGTTTGCTACTATTGCCGGCCCAGGTGGCGGCACTACACTCAACGGTGATTCACTTAAAGCCGAAGCTCAACAGGAAATGGAAAAACTTGACAACGACTTAGCTATGTCTGTTGCAGGTGGTGTTGGCTACGGATTTTTAATTGGATAACAGATTTACTAATATCAAAAAAGTAATAGCAGGAGGTTGTAGTTTTACAGCAGGCTCTGAACTTGCAGACGAAAGTTGGGATCGTATTCATAAAGGAATATGCTACGAGATAAGCTATACTGCATGGCCAAACTTGCTTCAAGAAAAAATGTTTCCCAATGCAACAGTTGATAATACTGCTGTGCCAGGTGCAGATTACGGCAGTATAGTTAGACGTGTAATATATCAAACTCGCCGCCATTTAAAAATACACAAACCAGAAGACATTGTTGTAGTTGTAATGTGGACAAGTATTTTACGCAGAGAATATCCTAGTATATATCCTGTAGGTAGAAAAATAAAAACTCACGAAGATAGATTTTTAACTTCATTGCCTTCAGACGGAGACGGCAAAACTAGAGGTTATTCAAATGAAATGTTGTACCGTAGAAGACAAATGTGGGCGTCTGAACATTTAACACGAACAAACGTAGAGTTTTATGCTAGGCGTGACACGCACGATAATCATGTATATTATCCACTACAACAACTGGAATATTTAACAAACTGGCTTGAAAATCATAATATTAAATATTTTTATACATCATCGTTTAAAGATATAGAACCAGAGTTATTAAATCAAGACAATGTGTTTTTACAAGATATGATTGGAAGATTAGATCTTCCTAATCTTGTACATAAAGAAGATGGCCTTGGATTTTGGGACTGGTCCTGGAAAAATAATTACAAACGTGGAAAAGAATCGGATCATCCTCTCGAACAAGCACACATTGATTGGGCAGATCTTTTTTCAAAATGGATATTGACAAAGTCTAAATAATATGCTATATTAAACTTATGAAGAAAAAGTTATTAGTCATTGGCCACGGCCGCCACGGTAAAGATACTGTGTGCGAAATATTAAGAGATCATTACGGATATACATTTGAGAGTAGCAGTCAGTTTTGCTCCAAGTTGTTTATCTACAATCAGTTGAAGGACAAATATGGATATGCTAATGAAGAAGAGTGTTATGCTGACAGGCATAATCACAGAGCAGAATGGTATAATGCTATCTGCGATTATAATGTTCCTGATGCAGCGACTCTAGGCAGAGAGATGTTTGCAGCCTATGATATCTATTGTGGGCTACGCAACAAGCGTGAATTTTTTGCAATGCAAAACACTGGTGTGTTTGATTATTGTATCTGGGTTGATCGTAGTAAATACCTAATGCCTGAGTCAAAAGACAGTATGAGCCTCGAACAATGGATGGCAGATTTTACTATTGACAACAATGGATCATTAGATGATTTAAAGTTTAACGTAGATCAACTGATGAGTTATATACGTACTTAACCCCTAAAAACCGCCTTTTTCTCCGGTGATCTGCTAAATAGTTGTAAGTGAAACACTTTACAGGAGAAATTTAAAATGGCATTAACTTCACCAGGTGTAGAGGTCAGCGTTATTGATGAGAGTTTTTACACTCCAGCAGAACCGGGCACAGTACCTATAATATTTGTCGCAACAGGCGAAAATAAACTAAACGGCGCAGGAACTGGTGTTGCACCAGGAACTCAAAAAGCCAATGCAGGTAAACCATACCTACTAACATCGCAGCGAGATCTAGTAGATACGTTTGGTGATCCTACATTTTATACAGATGCTAACAACAATCCTATTCATGGCGGAGAACAAAATGAATACGGGTTACAGGCAGCATATTCATATTTAGGTGTAAGCAACAGAGCGTATGTAGTAAGAGCAGATATTGACCTTACAGCAATATCAGCTAGTTCAACACCAACAACTGCAAACCCAGCAAATGGAACTTACTGGTTAGATACTCAAGTAACAAAGTTTGGTATTTTTGAATGGAACGGCAGTGCTGAATCAGCAACTAACAAAGTTGGTCAAACATTTACCAACAAAACACCAACTGTTATTACTGACACAACACAGACAACAGGTTCAGCGCCTTATGCTCCAAAAGGTGCAGTTGGTGCAGTTGGCGACTACGCAGTTGTAGCAGTTTCGACTATTATCCGCACATGGTATAAAAATACTTCAGGTACTTGGGTACAGGTTGGTAGTGCAGATTGGAAAGGCAGTTGGCCTTCAGTAACAGGTACAGCAGGTACTCCGACATTTACAGCAAGTGATACTATCACTATTGGATCTGCAGAAGGACTGAGTGTAACAGTTACGCTATCAGGAACTAGCCTTACTTCAGCTGTAAGTGATATTAATACAGCACTGGGTGCAGTTGGAATCACAGCAGAGGCAGTAGATAATAGATTGGTATTTAAAAATACTGGCGCAACACATTCAAACATCGTTCTTGGTAACGGTACAGGAACACCATTAACTGATGCAGGTATTGTTGCTGGAACATATTATCCTCCAGCACATCAAGCAACAGCTCACACAAGTGTTCCAGAATGGAAAACAGCAGACTCTGTAACTCGTCCAACAGGAAGTGTATGGGTTAAAACAACTACACCAAATAGTGGCGCAGATTGGAAAACAAAAGTATGGAATGGTTCAACTGAACTATGGGATGCAGTAAGCACACCAATATATACTTCAAACTCGGCAGCACTAGTTGGATTAGATAAAACAGGTGGTGGCGCAAATCTAACATCGCTTAATGTTTATGCAATGGCAAATGTTACAGAAAGTGCAACAAATCTAGCCAACTTCACTCTTTACAAGCGTAATGCTACAGGTGCAACAACTATTACTAGTGGTATAGTTGATAGTACTACATTTACATCAGGCGGCAACGATTTTACTATTCAAGAGACTGTAAAAGGAAGTGCATCATTAAGTACAGTAGCAAATATTGCATTCACTGCAACAGGTGCATCAAGCGATGCAGATTTAATGGCAGCAGCTATTAACGCAGCAGGGTTAGTTAATGTTACTGCTAGTGTCGATTCAAGCAACAGAGTTGTAATAACACATGCAATCGGCGGCGACATTAGATTTGTAGATGGTGCAAATACTCCATTAGCAGATGCATTTACTGCTTGGAACTATTCAACAAAATCAGGAACTGCAAACTTTTACGATTCGCCAACTGGATTGTCAAACGCATACATTGCGACACTTTGGAAAGAACTAACTTATACAGCAAGTAATGATGCTCCAACTGCTCTTGCAGCAGACGGCGCATTATGGTATAGCAGTGTAGTTGACGAAGTTGATATCATGGTACACAACGGTACTGACTGGGTTGGGTATTTGTATCAAGGCGGAACAGGCGTATCAGCTACTAGTTCACCATATTACGATGCTGTCCCTGCAAATGCTCCAGACCCAGAGG